TTTAGTTCTTCAATATCTTCTAAAACTTTTTCCATTTGTCCTTGTAAAAACTCAATGTTAATTCTGTTGTTCATCATTTTATCAAGTTGTGAATTAATTCGATCTACGGATTTATATAAATCCTCCAACATCATGAATTGCTCGCTATCCGCGGGCAAACTACCCATTTCTCCACGCGGCCATTTTATTCTAAACTCTGTGTTTTCCTCCAAATCTTTTGACATTAATTCTACTTTAGTTTTTGTAGCGTTTAATGACTCGTGCAAACCAAAGTATGCCCAAACACCAACAGCTACTCCTGCAACAATAGATAAAATTGTTTTAAGATCCGTGCTTACTTTTGTATTTTCACTTACCTTCATTATTGTCCTTCAAATACCGGTCTATCCGGATTTTCTTTTTTCCAACCATCTTTTAACACAGTCCAATAGCTAACGCTAGCGTCTGGTCTATCATCAGAATACGATGTAGATGTAACACCTAATTTTAGACACATATTAATTAATTCAGCAAATTCTACTGGTGGAGGGTTTATTCTTGGCACCCTTTTACACTCTTTAATAAGTTCTAATTGAGTTTTTATCTTTTGTTTTTTCTTTTGTTCTGCAATATATTCATCATCACACACTGCACCAAAAGGCATTCTAAATCTAAAACCTAGTGTTTGATCTTGATATTCATCACTTGTTCCTGATTTATATTCGTGTTGTCTCACCTCTGTATAGGTTTCCCAATGGCCTCTTTCACATGCGTAAGCACCATCGTTAAGGTATTCATTACGTGCTTGTGCTGATGTTACTACAAACAGAAAGAAGATAATCCAGAATAGATTACCTGTTAAGATCTTTGATATCGTATTCATGTTGCCTCACTTGATCTGCTAGTTGTTGAAATATATTTTCAGCCATATCCCACGTAGCTTCTGCTCTGGCTAATCTATTTTTTACATCATTAAGTACTTCTTTTTGAAGTTCTAGGTCTTGAGTTACTTGTTGTAATATTTCTTTATTAACTTGAATAGTATCTGTCATAGTAAAAACATATCTAACTGAAGTAACAGTTCCGGCTAGGATCGCTCCTACCACAGGCACAATTACTATGTTTTTTTTTAACCAATCAAATTTACTTTTACTTTTTTTTGTTTTTGTCATGTTCCGCAAATAACCATTCCACGTATTTGTTCCATAGTTTTTTTATCCATTTCATCTCTGGACTCCTTTGTTAACATTTACATTCCTCACAAACACACACCCCGTACTCATCAGCATGTAATTCTTGATTACAGTGACACTCGTGATAACAATTGTTACAAGTCTTCGTTTCTGTAGCCATAACCTTTTTCCCTATTTCCCCATCTTTTATTCCACGCATAGACATTCATCTTACTACCTATAGTTTCCATCCAAGATAAAGGTACATCTATTATCCGTTTAATTAATCTTATCATATCATCTATTGCGTCTGGTATTGTTTTCATAATTTTGGTACCGGATGTGTTAGTCTCCCAACACACCCTATCTTATACAGCTGATAAGAATTATTTACTAAATTTGCCTGATATCCAGGCGTAAGCTTGTTTAATTTTATCTCTAATTAGTATGATAACATACATTACTTGAGATTTAATTTTGTTTTTAATCATTTTTCTTTTCCTCAATTTCGTAGAAGAAGTTATCGGTATCTTCTGTTTTCCATTTCCCTGTATCTTCGACATTCCACTCACTCGTCTGCACCTTCCAGTCGGGTATACTATCTTTTACTGTGAAAGAAGGTAAGTCCCAAATACATCTGTTGTTAGGTTGTGCAGCATAATTACCATCATCTAAAGCAATTATGTGAGCGCACTTGTGTTCGTGCGGAATCTCTGAATGATCAGAATCTATTATATTACCATCTGGATGTGCCCAGTCAACTGTAAATAAATATTTACCGTGATGCCATTTCTTATCTTTTCCAATGTATTTACCTGATGCTGCGCTTAAGATATTCCAATGAGTAACAGTAGGATAGTAACTAAAAGAATTCCATAACTCCAACTCGTCCAGTCTATACCTAGGAACATCTTCTGCTTTAAATCCTCTTTGAATAAACGCACTGATTGGTAGTCTGTAATAGACCGCACCATTTTCCATAATCGCATGAAATAAGATTGCGCGCCCTCCCATAGAGGTAATGCCAAAGATAATACAATCTTCAACTTCGCCGTGATGTTTTTTAAGGTCATATAAGTACTCCCTTTTTATTTGAGCATAGGTTGCAGGTATGTTTGCATTGAGATAAGCCACTACTTAATATCTCCCCAGTTAGCTCCTGACTCGTAGTCTACCTTGTTTGGTACTTGTAATTCAACTGCTGATTCCATAATTTGTATAATTTTTTCCGCTTGTTCTGGCGATTCTACAGATATATCTACTTCGTCGTGTATCTGTATGTGAGGTATTATACCATTCTTATATAAAGCTACCATAGATCTTTTTGTCATATCAGCTGCACTACCTTGTATTAATTTATTTAATGCTTTGTAAGTAAATGCTCTTTTTAATGGTTCATCATATTCTTTTCTTGCTTGTTCTAATGGTAGAGGTTTGAATACACCAAACTGTACTGGTTGCCACAAATCAAAATGACACGCACGTCCAAGTAAAGTTCTTATCTTACCTCTGTCGTTTGCTTTACGAGATACATTATCCATAAGTTTTTTTACAAAAGGTGCTTTGGTATGGTATTGTCTAATTAATTTCTCTGCTGACTCTTTCATCAAACCTAGTTCAGCCATCAATTTATTTTTACCCATTCCATACATCAGACCTAAATTAATAGTCTTGGCTTGCTTTCTTTTTATGCCTGCCATATCGGCCACGACTTGATGGAAATCAGCGTCTCCGCTCTTGTATGCGTCTACAATTTCATCAACTCCCTCTAAATTTTGTAGTTTTGCGTAATGCACTAAAATTCTTGGCTCTTGTTGTGAGTAGTCAAAAGACCCCCAAACATGATTTCCTTCTGGAATAAATATAGATCTAATCATAGGACCTAGTTCAGGATGTCGTGCAGGTATTTGTTGTAAGTTTGGATTACTCATACTAAATCTACCTGTAACAGTTCCACCTGCATCAGATCTTATCTGATTTATGTCTGCATGTATTCTACCTTTGACTGCGTGTTTAGTTATAGAATCTATAAATGTAGTGTGAGCTTTGTTAAGTTCTCTTGCTTCTGCAATTGCTTGAGGTAATTCATGTGGATGATTTTGTAAAAAGTTTTTTGTAAAGCTTGGCTCTTTACTTTTTTCTGTTCTATCATAAGGAAGTTTTAGTTTATCAAAAGCTTTTGCTATACTTCTGGCTGCCATAATTTCAACCTCAACACCAGTTAAATCTTTTATTTTTTTTATTAATGCCTCTTCCCTTTTTATTAAATTTAGTTTAATATTTTGTGCTTTTTCTAAATCAACTCTTACTCCCTTAAATCTCATATCAACTAAACAAGGAAATAAATCTGTTTCTAATGTGAATACATCCATAAGTTCTTGGTTGTACATTTCTCTTTTTAATACTTGCCACAATTTTAATGTAGATTCTGCATCACGTTCAGCATACTGACCTACAAACATAGGAGGTAATCTCCACATATCTGCTTTCGCATCTAATCCATATTCTTTTGCAGCTTCAACTAAAACTTTTTCATCTTTACCTAAACCAACATAATGTTTTGCAAGTGTGTTTAATTGATAACTCATTCTGTTTTCGTCTATCAAAGACGCTGCTATCATAGTGTCCACAATGGGTCCTTTTATGGTAAGCCCTGCTGACCTTAACCAGCACACATCATACATCGCATTATGGAAGATAAACCTAGTGTTTTCTTGATTTAAGACATTTTGGAGCCATTTTAAGACCAATTGACGATCCATATTGCCTCCTTGCTCATGATGTATAGGGAAATACCCTGACCACCCCTCTACGGCCACCGCAACGCCAGCAATGTGCCCTTTGTTTGTAACATTACCAGATCCTAGCTCTTTTAGGTAAGGATCATTGGTTTCTAAATCTATGGCAACTTCCTTCGCATCGCGCAAATCTTTTAGTTCATCGGGCATAACCCATTCTGTTTCGGGAGTAAAAAGAGGCATTTGAGTGTGTCTCATTTGTAGTCTCTTTCCAAGATCATTTCTAAATAGTGAATAGCTTTTCTCACGTCCTCTTCTCCATTTTTATATTTGTGTCTACAGATATATTTTATTGCATTTCCCTCTGCAAATTGCAACCCATTCTTGTTTATAAATTCTGCGGGCTGAATCGTAAAATTCCGGTAGTGATTTCCACCGACCTGCTTTTTTAAACTCTTCATAAGAGTATAGCCCCCACAATAAACCCTATAATAAACCACACTATTTCTGTTCTATAATAGAGAGACCAAATCTCCCATTTTTGTATGTATTTTTTAATCATAATATATAAGCTCGATCAAAGTTCTTTGGATCTAACACGTGCAATTCGCGCTTCGCTCTTGTCGCTCCAGTATAGAATAATCTATGTAATTCATCTGGATCATGACTCATCGTTTCTAACGCTGCATTAGTTAGGTCCTGCATAAGCAGAACGTTATCGGCTTCACCTCCCTTCGCTCCATGTATTGTTGACATA